TGAGCGTGAAGGTTCTTACTTCTCTTGGGTCCAACCTTACCAAGCCCACACCAGAAACCCTGATGAAGGTATTAACGTTTACTCTTTCGCTCTTCGCCCTGAGGAACACCAACCTTCAGGCACGTGCAACTTCTCCAGAATTGATAACGCCACTCTTCAACTTGTTCTCTCCAACGCCACCGTTGAGGGTACCAAGACTGCCAAGGTCCGTGTTTATGCTACCAACTACAACGTTCTTAGAATTATGAGCGGTATGGGTGGTCTCGCGTACTCAAATTAAAAATCTTGTTACGATTTATCGTCACATTATCTTTTACATATTTTAATAATTAATTATCGCATTTTAATTATTAAAAAAATTGAAATTATATTATAATTTAAATAATAAATCATAATACCAAATACTACAATGAGCACACACAGCTTTTATTTCAAGACAGTTTACACTTGTCAAACTATTAATTATGACATTAATTTGGACATGTCAATCGAAAATTTTATAAATTATGTAAAGGATAAAATTAGAGTTGATTTCGATATTGATAATAATTATGATATTGAAATTGTAAAGGCTGGTAATCCAGATAATATTAATGGACATGATGCTGAATTAGCACCTGCTTTGGAAGCAACTAATTACACTATATTACAAACGTATGGTGATAATTATAAACAAACAGCATTTTATATTAGAAAAATTAATAGACCTCTGAGAATTGATATACCAGAATATACTGAGAATGACAACGATAATGCACTTAATGTACCTAATGCTCCTAGAGCAAATATTAATCGAATTATTAGTTAAAAATAATCAATAAAAAAATATAAAAAATAATAAATTTTTATAAACTTTTTATTATATTTTATATTTTTTTAATATGCTTCAGCTTCCTCTTCCTCTTCTTCGACGACAACATCAGTACCAAAATAGTTATCAATATCATCAGGAACCTCAAAATACAAATTGTCCTTCCAAATTACCTTGCGAGTATTAAATAACCTATTCATGTTTATAATTTCAGGTTTTTCGGTTTCAGATGTAAATAGCTTTAGGATTTGTTCATCGTCACGAAATCTAACAGTATAAGTTTGTTGGATATTATTTCTGCCAATACGTCCCATTGCTTGAATAACTTTTTCTTGTGTCAAGTTCAAATCTTTGCTAAGGAATCCATGACAGAATTGATAATTAGTGCCATAAATATAATCACTTGTAGCAATAATCATATATAATTTTTGTTCATCAGCGAGCCTTTTCATGATTTCAGTGTAAGTAATATTTTCATGATTAATAAAGACACCTATTCCCATCATTAAAAGCACCTTCCATGTATTCTCAACTCCTTTTAATGCCATTATATCAGACACAACATTCTCATCTATATTACTTGTAAAAGCATTTTGTGTATCTAACCCTTGAGCCCATTTATCTTGATGCATCTGCCTATTAGGAATGAATGCATCATTTAGTGTTGCTGATTTAATCATATTTCTTAAGTCATTTATATCTTGAGTTAATTTCGCAAGACTTCCTCTATTTAGAAACTCTTCAGGAACTTCTCTGCTCAACTTTTTAATATCTTTATTAGATTTAGTTCTTCCAGAAACCTTATGAGCTCCGCCTGAATTTTTAACATCATTTTTAATCTTTTTCTCTTGTTCCTCTTTAATAATATCAACCTCTGATTCTAACGCAAATAATTTTTCATTAATATAATTATTGTATTCAATTTTATTCATTATTTCATCCATAACTAAACTAGGAATATTTGCTTGTTGAATACAAAATTTAGAAATTTTTTCAATGTCATTTGAAATAAATATAGTTGGTCCATCAGTTAATGTATAAGCATCTTTTGTAGTAAAGTAAACGCCAGACGTTCCAGGCTTAACATCAGGTTGACTTACTTGTTGACTTGATAGACGAGTTAAACTAGAGCCTGGTAATGAATTTTTATTAGAGTTGCGACTCATTACATGTTCCATGCTTCTTGATTTAATAATTTTAGCTCCCTTTGGATCAATTGTTTCATTTTCTAATATTCTAGGTTTTCTTATTTGAATGAAATGATTATAAACGACTCCCCAATAATTTTCTGTAATATTTTGAAGAAGGAATATGTAGTATTTTTTGATATTTTTCATATTGAAATCGTTTAATGTTTCAAAATGTCTTTCGAGCCGTGTTTTGCTATTACCATAATTATTAAAATTTACATAACTAATAAATTCAACTACTTCTTTTAAATCAAGATATCTTAGAAGAGTTAAATAATTGTCACAATGATTAGCAATCTCTTTAATTTTATTATAATTTTCATTAAGATAGTGTGGCAATACTACAAAGCCATCTTTATTTACAATCGGAATAGACTTTTTACAGTCATGACTAACAATATTAACAATCTCGGCTTCAGGAAATGAGTTTAAGAAGTCAGGGATTGTCTCAGTCAGTTCATTAAGCTTTGGTAATGTAGCCGATGATAATACAACATTAGGAATGTCATTTTTCTTCCAATTTTTTCTAATTGTTGAATGAAAATCATGTTCACTATAGTCCATTGTAATTGTTGGTTCATCCCAATACATAATTATATTATCTGCTGGAAAATGTGCTAACATGTAATACATAGCTGGTAAGTAAGATTTAATATCACAAATCATGATTTCAACATTATCTCCAACACTGTTATCCACTTTACCAATTCCACCAGTTCGCCTATTTCTAGTAAAGACCTTAGCAGCAAAATAATGTAATCTAACATCATCGGCGCAACTACAACCAAACGCAAATGCAATCTTTTTATTAACAGAAATTGCTGCTTTTGCCAATGCTAAGCCAACATGTCTCGCAGCACATACGAATATTATCTTATGTCCCTCTGATAACGCAATAGGTGATAACGTTTTTCCTGTACCAGTAGGAGCCATATATAAAACTAGCTTAGCATTTGGTGCTTTACATGCTGTAAATATGTCCTTTTGATGCTCATACAAAGTTAAATCTCCATATTTAAGAATATTTTGATTTTTTTCTATAAATTCAACAGCATTTTCAATTATGATCGACAGATTTATTTGTTCTTCAAACATAGTAAGAACTATATCAACTAAATTTTTTATATGAACGTTAAGTTTATTAATATTATTGCGAATTAACTTATAGAGTGTGAAATAATGATAATGAAATAATTTTATGGCATTGCTCTTTTTGGTTTCTAAGAATTTTTCAATGTGAGTTAGTAAAGTATTTTCATAAATGTCATTAACAAATAATGTTTTCTCATCAAATCTATCTAACCTAATTCTATCACTAGAATTAAGTTTTATATTGCTATCAATTTTCATAGGCTTATATTCCGGATTGATTTTTTTAAATTCCTTTTCAATCAACTCGGTTCTTTCTCTGAAATATTTATTAAATAAATAGTTTTCCATTTTTTCTGAAAATTCTATCTTTAAATACGAAAAGATAGAATTATTATTATTAATTTTAATATTAACATCATGATAACCTTGAACTATCATATTTAATATATCAATTTCTGTCCTTGGAACAGGAATCTCAATAGAGTCCCATTCAGACCTGTTAAGTTTGCGTTGCTTTAAATCCATTTTTGGGTTACTTATATGTTATTTATAATTGTATCTTTATATGTATTTTTTATATCAATTTTTTTTTAAAATTGAGATAAAATAATATAAATAAATTAAGGGTATTATAATATAATACAATGTCAGTAACTTATACTATTGTTTCTATCGAAGGAAATATCGGCTCTGGAAAGTCAACCTTGTTATCTAATTTGCGTCAACATTATGAAAATAGTCCTAATGTTGTGTTTTTAAAGGAACCTGTTGATGAATGGGAAAAGATTAAAGATGAAAACGGTGAAACAATTTTGAAGAAATTTTATGCTGACCAAGAGAAATACTCATTTCCCTTTCAAATGATGGCATACGTTTCAAGACTAAAGGTATTGCGCGACACTTTAAAAACTATTAAAACTGATACTGAAGATAAAAATATTATTATTATTACAGAGAGAAGTTTGTACACTGATAAAATGGTTTTTGCCAAAATGCTTTATGATAGTAAAAAAATAGAACATGTTAATTATCAGATTTATTTAAATTGGTTTGACACATTTTCTGATGAATTTCCAGTTAATAAAGTAGTTTATGTAAAAACAACACCCAATAAATGCTATCAAAGAATAGTAAAACGTTCAAGAACTGGAGAAGAAAATATTCCATTAGATTATCTAGCTAGTTGTTCTAATTACCATGATAATATGTTAGATAAACAGAATCTAGACTGTGTTTGTTTGGATCAACTTATTTTGGATGGAAATATAGATATTTATGAAAATAAAAATCAAGTTAATGAATGGGTTAACGAAATTGATAAATTTACAAGAAATTAATATTATTATAATATATGAGCATTAATTATACGCCGGATAATACATTTATTTTTACTTTTGTAAGAATGAATCCGCCTACACCAGGTCATTTATTATTAATTAAAAATTTAATTGACAAAGCACTACAAGTTGGTTCTGAAAAAGCATATATAATAACCTCAAGTTCTATGGATGGAAAAAATCCTTTACCATGTAGCAGAGAGACATTACCGAAACCAAAAACAAAAGCTGATAATGTGATTATTGACCAAATACTTACTTCCGATTTAGTATATAAATCGTCTATTTTGGAAGAAATGATAACAGCTTATAAAAGACAGCTTATTGAGTGTCTTGATGTAGAAGAAGATGTTGAAACACCTGAATCTTCTACGCTTGAATCTTCTACGCTTGAAGAGAAACCTAAAGAGAAGTGCGTTGGAGACAATTGTGAAATGGTTGGTGGAAATAGAAAATTACAAATTGAAAATT